ACCTCTTCGGTTATTTTAGACTCTTGCGACAGAGTCAAGGAAAGTTGCCACACTTTAGCCTTCGTTAATATTTAGCTCAGACAAATAAAAACGCAATTTTTTTGCGTTACTGATGTTTTGCATCAGTAAAACTATAATAGCACCAAACAGATACCAAGTCAATAACTATTTTATTTGATTTTTGTCTACAATTGTGTTACACTGTATCTATGTTTGATATTTCACAAAAAAATCGATCCTGGGTCATGAAGTTACACAACCTCAATGATGACGAGTTTTGGTCGCAGATCAAACCCGGCGCCATAAATAACATTATTGAACGTTTGGAAAATGAACTGCGTGATGTGCCCGAAGCAAGGCGCATGAGTTACGACATCTGGTACTGGAGAGATCAACAAGCAATGCAAAAGTTTATGACTTATTGGCATTTGAAATACTCAACAGGTTCATATGATTCAGACCTTTGAGTTCACCCATCAATTATTATTCCAGGTGGCCGAGCCCGCCACTTTTGACAATCCCGAACAAAACCTAATACTAGCCAGAAAATTATTGACCTGTGTGAACCAATATCAGGCACAGGGCATATCTGCACCTGAAGTTGGCGTCAATTGTCGACTATTCGTAATCAAGGTTGGGCCCTTGCCTTGTTTTTGTTTTAATCCAGAAATTGTAGATGTCAGTTTTGAAAACATCGAGCAGTCAGAAACCTGTCTGAGTTTTCCTGGAGAAACTGTAACAACACGTCGCTCGCGCAGGGTCATGGCTAAATTCCAAAACTATCGGGGAGACTGGATCGAGGCCATATTTCATGACTCGGCCAGTGTGAGGTTTCAGCATGAACTAGACCATTTGATGGGTCTAGTTATGCATGATAGAGCTGTGGATTTAGTGTAGAGTTGGTGGTCCAGACAGCAGGTCATCGGGGTTGTCTACTCCCAGTGCCTGGAAAACTGCCAATAGTTGTTCACTATATTCAGTTACATCATCTGAAGGAAATATCACTGTTTTGATTGCGCCATCGGGTTTGATGACAAAAACATAGTCATCTGGTCCAATGTCATCATCATATTCGTCATTATACTCGTCATACTCTTGCTGTTCAACTTGATCCTTGGTGATCTTCGACATTTTTATTTTCCTCAAGATGTGTTAGATTGTTTGCTATCAGAACCGATAGCAGTGAATAGCTACATGACCCTAATCATTTTATAAGATTCCGGTAGATCCATGTGATCTGGAACTACGTATATATTTAACGTCTTTGAGAAACAATAAAACCTAGCACTTATAACTATCAATACCAACTTAAATATACGTTCAGCCAGTACCCTGGCCGCCTAATATAACACTGGCGGATGATCCGGCTTGTATACCGCCGGTGCCAGGTATAAACTTGCCTTGTTTGAGATTATTTGCTGCTTCACCTGCAGGCACTCCACTAAAGTCTAGGGGAGGAATTCCACTAGCCTGCATGAGTGTCTTGTTTTTTCCTTCAGCCAAACTGGCAGTAATACTCTCGCCAAATTTACTGTCTGGATTAGCCATATTTTTTAGCATGTCGGAAATTCCCGAACCCGACGTGTCTGCTCCAAATTTATGTAAGTTTGTGGCAAATCCCATGGCACTGCCTAGACTGGGTTTGGGCGGGCTATCAATATCAATTCCTGCAGTGCCCAACAAAGTGGTAGACTTTGTTATTGAGCCATTGACTCCACCAATAATGCTGCTGATGTCATTGCTTTTGGCTAAGCCGGCCATAGCACCGCCACCGCCCACCACTTGCATGATATCTGACATTTTTGGTATACCACTAACCACACCACCATTCATCATGTTGCTGACATCACCGCCCATACTGCCCATTAGACTGCCTAGGTTGGGAGTTGCAGCATTTAATTTGGGCAGTTGTGGCACTTCCAGGCTACCCAACATGTTTTTTGCCGCAGCAGGACTGGCGAAACTGGCGCCCAGATCTCCAAACTTTTTACCAATGTCACCAAAACCTCCACTAAATCCTGACAGTTTGTCTGGACTGACTACTTTTTTTACGTCAGTAAAGTCTGCCAAACTAGTGATGTTGCCACCTCCGCCAAAAAATGTTGTGGTACCAGATTCCACAAACGAGGTCGTGGTGCCCGCGTCGTCTGATGTAACTTCCATCTGAACAGCCACTGTTTTAATAATTTCTGGATCTTTAATGCTTCCCATGACCTGCTTTACTTTGTCAGCATAAGCAGGATTGTTGAGATCATTTGTGTTTATTCCGGCAGATTTCAACGCTGCATTTAGACCAGATGCATTGCCTAATTTATTGGCGCCAAGTTGATTGTAAAATCCCATAGGTGTCCCAAAATTGGCCATGTCTTTGACATCAAACAACTTGCCGCATCCGCCTAAGGCAGCACCGGCGCCAGTTAGTGATCCGAAGCTGCCCGTCAGTCCTTGATCCAACATGGAACTCATGTTGGTAATACCGCTGCCAAAATCTCCAAAATTCGAGTTGGATATAAAATTTGTGGCATTCTGCACTTCTATACTGTCATTAATATGCCCTTGTGCCTGACTCAAAAATGACCCAAACGCTGCATGATTATCCGGTGGCATGATTTTATTTTGCAGACCAGTAAGTCTAGACAATGTGTTCGCAGCTTCGGGATGATAATCGGGGTTTGGGTATCCGCCCACCATAGGACTAGAAGCTTTCTCTAGTTTACTCATAACTGTCTTGACCTCAGGAGCCAGAGTCAGTGCTTCGCCCCTTGCAATGCCCACCATGGCTGTAATGGTGCTGGGTGTTAGCCCACCACCAGGTGTGGCCAAACTGAGCTTTAGTCCTTCAGCTATGACTGAGCCGGCTTTGGCAGTGACAAGAGTTATATCGTGTTCAGACATTGCGACACCTTAGGTGATAATTTTGTTACCTGCACTAACGGGCTGAATGCCAGTGGTGGTCTGAATGTAATGATTCTTGACATCATTTTGTGTCAGTGCGTGCAGCATGACATGTTGTTTTTCCAAAGTCATGGAGTCTTCCAGATCACATGTAAACAAGCTCTGAATCAAGCCCAGGCCTCGGGCGCTGGGCATGGCTGTGGTGGGTTTGGAAATGATATAATTGCTGTCATTGACTTCCATAATCTTGGCTACAATTTCGTCCCCGTTGACCAATTTAAAACTTACGATGTCGTCTTTTGAATATCCCAATTTATTGATTAGCATGATTTTTCCATTTAAGCTGTTAATTTTGACTGCAAATCTTCGTCACTCAATGCTACTAGGCCTTTGTAGCCACCTTCCACAAATACTTTACCGTCCTTGTAAATCTGCGGAACGGTTTTGTGTCCTTGCTCCACCAACCAGGTTCGAGCACCTAAATCTAAATCTACATTTACGGTCTCAAATTCAATGCCTTTTCTTGTCAGCAATGCTTTGGTTTGATCGCAATATGGACAATGTTTTTTTGAAAATACAGTTATCATAATTTTTCCCTTTATAAGTCTGGTAATTCATTGTAATCGACGGCGTCTGACATTACACCGATTACGTAGTTTGTTGATTCATTCTCTTGCAATGCGGTTTGTTTTTTGCTGGTATCTGTATGCTTGTTAAACCAAGGGATAGGAGTGGTTTTAGGCGCTGCACTCAAATATTTGATACCTATTTCTTTTAGTGCAGCTACAGCAGTATAATCCACAAAGTCTTTGAGAATATTGGCATTCAACCCAATAACTGGGCCCAGCTTAAACAAATAATCAGCCCAGGCTTTTTCTTCACGAATCACATCCATGTACATATTATACACTTCTTGTTCACATTCTACTCGAGCTTGTGCAAATCTGGTGTCTTCTTTAACCACTTGATTGATAATCCAAGCGGTCCATTCTTTGTGCAAAAGTTCGTCCTGCAAAATTAAACTGATGATGTTACCGTTACCAATAAAAATCTTGTTTTCCACCATAGCCAAACTAGTAGCAAAACTCACCATGAATCTGAATGCTTCCAGGGCGTAACTGGCATTCAGGGCCAGCCATATGGCTCGGATATGTGTATTTTCGTCCACACCGCCCGGATTTAATTCATTTAATGAATTGATTTTATGCAGTTCATCGTAGTACTTGCCCACACTTGATGCCATGTCAACGATTTCTTTGGTGTCGTGAATCTTATTGAATTCTTCCTTGGGCACGTTATAGATATTACGAATAATATGACTATAACTGCGACTGTGGATGTTGGTTTCAAAGAAACTCCAGTTATACATCAGAGCCTCCAGTTCTGGAATACTGACTACAGGCGTGAACACCTGGGCAGGACCACGACCCTGCAGACTGTCCAGGGCAGTCTGTCTCAGCAAGTTGCTGGTAAAGATATGTCGGACAGTGGTGCTGGCATCTTTAAAATCAGCAGCATCTTTGGTCAGACTGATTTCTTCAGGGACCCAAAAGAATCCACGAGCAGTCTGCTCCAACTTTTGAACTTTGTTGTATTTGACTTCTTCAAAACGTTGAATGGTCACGGGTCCAGCAGGATCCAGAAACATCTTGCGTTTAAGATAGTCAGTGTTCTTAGATAAATCGTATTGTTGTTTTGACATAAATTATCCTTTATAGTTTGCACGACTCACAATCAGAATCGTCGTCGAAATCAATTGGTTCGAGAAGCTCCGGGGGAGTGTCTGCATCCATCTTGCTGCCTTGTTTGTTAATCAAACTGTAATAAAAAGTCTTCAACCCCCAAGCACAGGCTTGCATCAAATTTTTAGCAATTAAAGTTGTAGGAACTTTACGATCTGTCCAGTGTGCTGGATTATAGAACGTGTTGGTACTTATACTCTGATCAACATACGCTGCCAACACAGCAGCCGTCTTGAGATAGCCCACACAATCCTTCTGATCCCACATCAATTGGTACTTGTTCTTGAGTTTCTGATATTCGGGAACCACCTGTATAAAACTGCCGGCCTTGCTTTCTTTGACAGTGATCAGACTCATGGGCATTTCAATACCATTAGTTGAGTTAATAACCACACTGCTGGACTCCACTGGAGCAATGGCCATCAGGGTGGCATTGCGAACACCGTGGCTACGCATATCACTGCGCAACTGTTCCCAGTCCAGTTCTGGAGTAAAGTCTGCCAGCTCATTGACTGCCCGAGCTCTCAATTCCCAGGGGAATATGCCTTGCCCATATCTAGTGCGATCACTGTCCCGACACTTGCCACGTTCTTTGGCTAGCTCAACAGTGGCTTCAGTCAAATAGAACGACTGATGCTCTATCCAAGTCTTGACCTCTTGTAGAGCATCACGTTCGCCGTAACGTAGGCCCCGTTTGGCGTGCCAGTAGGCCAAGTTTGTCACACCAATACCCAAGGGTTGAATTTCCTCATTGCTGAGTCGACTCTGAACACTTAGGAAATCCTGGTAGTCCAGAATATTACACAGACTGCGTTGGAGTATACGGCATGCTCTACGCATATCTTCAGGATTACGGAATGCTCCCCAATTTATACTGCCTAGGGTACAGAGAGCAATTCTGCCGGTCTCGTCATCCAACCGCCGAAACGGTTTGGTGGGCAGTAAAATCTCGCAACAAAGGTTACTTTGATAGATGGTATGATACTCAGGATCAAATGGGCCCTGGTTCATGACATTGTCGATGAACACCAGATAGATGCGACCAGTGTCTGTGCGTTCTTTAAGGATGCCACCTTTGAATACTTCTTCAGCACTCATGGTTTTTTTGCGTAGGTCACGGCGCCGTTCATACTTGATATAGAGTTCTTCAAACTTCTGCGTATTGGTATAAAATGCCTCATACAGATCCGGAACTTCATTGGGATCAAAGAAGGTGATGTTTTCTCGATTCTTGAAACGACGCCAGAAGAATGCACTCAACACCACGCCATAGTCCATGTGTCTGACGCGAGTTTCTTCTGTGCCTTGATTATTTTTCAGCACAATCAGATCATCAAACTGCAGATGCCAGATAGGGTAAAACACTGTGGCACTGGCATTTCGGATTCCGCCTTGGCTGCAACTGCGTAAATCAGCAAACCATTTCTTCAGGAAGGGCAACATGCCAGTGTGCATGATTTCTCCGCCACGAATAGGGCTACCCAGAGGCCTGAGTCTGCCAATTTCTAGACCAATACCAGCACGTTTGCTGGCATATTTGGCCATCATCTCTCCGCTAGCAAAAATACTATCGAGATCATCATCGCTACGAATGAGAACACAACTACTGAATTGCTTAGTGGGAGTGCCAAGGCCAGCAAGAACAGGAGTAGCCAGAGTAAACAAACCGTCACTAGATGCATTATAATATTCCTTGATAAATTTTAGTCTTTGAGCCAGCGACTCTGCATGAAACACCGTAGCTGCAGCCACCATATAACGAACTTGTGGGGTTTCATAAATAGACTTGGTTGCTCGATTGCGTACCAGATATTTCTCGATCAATTGTTCGATTGCAGCATAGCTGTATTGCTCGTCTTTCTCGTGATCGATAAGGTCATTCATTCGCCCCCATTCGTCTTCTGTGTACCATTCTAGAAGTTCGGGAGTATACAAACCAACCGAGACATTCCGTTTGACAATTTCATATAAATGCGGCGGCTCATATGCACCATAAACATCCTTGCGTAACATGCTCAGGCGCTGCTTGCCCGCCACATATTGATAATTTGTATGACCGATGTCGGGATTTTGTTCAATGTCGATCAAATCCACAATGGCACGTAGAGTGATTTCATCAATTTCTCTGGTGGTGATTCCATCGTAAAAATGTGGCTGCGCTTTGATTTCAATCATACTCTGACTGACATCAGCAATGCCCGCGCAGACTTTGGATATTTGTGCTTGCCACTTGTCGATGGCTAATGGCACACTTGCGCCGCCACGTTTGATGACTTGAATATTACTCAATTTGAAAACCTCTTTAAAAATGTACTTTCAAAAACTATTTACTGGGTCGACTTCGACACTAATATACATATTGTACATTAAATTTATAGTAATTGTAACACCAAGGTAATAATTTGGTTAGATAAATGATCTGATGGTATATTTTAAGTAAGCAGTTTCGCCGGCGGAGCTGACAGAATATACAAGCACACTACTGTATGCGCCATCATTGAATGATAACACAACACCAGTATCTCCCGACTCAGAATATTCGTCATCGTATACCGCACTGCTGTCATCTCTACTGGCCTTGATAGTGCCTTGGCGTCGCCATTCTCCTCTATAAATTGAATAATCGATAGTAACACTTTGTCGATTATATATTTCAAGAGATACATTGCCGGTAGAGTTATTGAGTAAAGTTTGAGTAAAGCCAGTGGTGTCCTGAACTGACCCTGCTGTTGAATATTTCTGAACGTCAGAAGTAACAGTGGTAAAAATTTCAACAATTGGAGAGTCCAACGATTCTAAAATTGACCGTTCAAAAGTGTCGGCAATACTATAATTATTAGGATTTTCCCATCGCATGACTGGATACATGGCAGTTCCACTATCAATAACCTCGCCGTCGCCATATCCTACTCTGCCAAAATAATTAAATGCACTGGTTATTGTTGTACCATTAGATGCGCCAATAGCCGACTGTGCAATGTTTGAAAAATGTGAATTTTCTACACGTATGTCCCTCGGTGCGTTCGGAAACCCAAATCCATATACCCCACTGGTGAGGGTTTCAAATACACAGTTGTCGACATTAATGTGCGAAACATCATCGAATCCAACAATTCCAAAATTGCTATTTGCGAACGAGCAATGATTTATTGTTATGTGAGAAGATGCTGATATATTGCTTCCTCCCATGCCCATGCAAAAATCCACTTCGCCAAAGTCCACGGGAGCAATATTTGCTCCATAAAATCCTACATTATCGAATGTTATATTGCGACAATTTTCCAGTAAAGCAATGTTGCCCCCAACGTCTGTTTTCAAAGTCAAATCTTTTATAGATATACTTTCCGGCAACTGCGATGTCACAGGATCCATATCATTGCCAAGATTGCCGCGACTGTCCCGCAATCGTATTAATGGTTCGGCCCGATTTCCAATTTTTTTAATGAACGTGGAATTTCTGCCATCTCCTATCAATGATGCAAAAGAAGGTACAGTGATGCTTGTTATCGGCCAATCTCCGGCTGGGATGTGCAGTATTCGTCGCACTCCTACAGTATTGTAATAATCCTGGGGAAATATCTGATCTATTGCACGCTGTAACGCTATGGTATAATCGCCACTGGATTTATCATTTGATGTAATAAAGTCTCTAAAATTTACAATATCATCAAACTTATCTTGAATCTGTCGTATTACAGGCCCAGTTTGACTAGAATATCCTGATTCTTGCCCTTTGAATGTGTATCTTAATGCAGGCAGCCTATCATTTCTAGAAGTAAGAATTTCTGTATTGCCAATCTGCGGTGCACCTTCCTTCAGTGTGCCGTTACCAATCCATAGTCGACCCTCGTCAACTGACCAGCCAAATTCTCCGCTGGCTAATTGCGGCAAGTCTTCTTGAAGACCTCTTCTTACTTGTATTCTACTGATTTGAATTACAGCCATTTTTTGACCTTAAAAAATATATTTTGTATTTAGCTGAGTTTGTAATACTGCTCAACTCTGTCAAACCAACGATTTTTCCAAATTTCCCAGTCTGCGCCCTCGACTGTCCAAGTCTGAAACTCGTAATTCTGACTGCACATTAAGATCACACCTTGTTTGATATCAGTGCCGTAAGTTTCATTATGGGCCACTGCGTAGGCACAAAGTTGCAGAAAGTAGTCTTCAATCCATTCGGTCCGTTTGGGCTTGTTGGTTTGTTTGTAATCGATGATACTGGGCTGCCCGTTGTATATGCCACAAGCATCTGTAGTGCCCGCATACAGTCCGCTGACATAAAGTGGAACTTCAATGCCCCACATTTCATCAACGTTTCTTAAGCCATTTTCCACAATAACATTGGCCATTTTATGACTCTGTTGACTGTTGGGGTTGGTGCCGGGCTCGCCCATGTCTCGATTGTTTTTCACATAATCTTCCAGCCATTTGTGCATTCTGGTGCCGCGACTGGCTGCTTCTGTGGTGATTTCCTGCGCCCGCTTTTCTCCCACCGACTTGCGCCAGTTCAGCAGGGCTTGTTTCTTTTCTTCAGGTTTGGTTTTATCCAAAATAGTGGTCACACTGGGAACTCTGCTGCCGTCTGGTAAGCAGTAGTGCCTTTTGCCATCAACAGTTTCTCTGCCGATAGAAGTATAATCGTATTTTTTTATTAGCATTAGATTGTAAAACTTTCCCCGCATCCGCAGCGAGCACTCTCATTGGGATTGACAAATTCAAATCCTTCGTTAAGTCCTTTTTTTACCCAGTCCATGGTCAGACCATTAAGGTACGTCAGACTCTTGGTGTCGGTCCAGACGCCAACACCTTGATTATCATATCTGATATGATCTTGATCTGTGATCAAATCGTCCACATATTCTAAAGTGTAAGCTAATCCAGAACACCCCGTGGTTTTCACTCCAATTTTGATGCCAATTCCCTTACCACGTTTGGCTAACATTTCTTTGACTTTGTTAACGGCTGTTTCAGTTAATATAATCATACGTAATTATCATAATATGAAATCTTTTGCCATTTATAAGATAAAATGGCCAACTTTAATTCTTCATCATCTATACAATTGGCCACAAACTTCTGAATCAATGGAGACTTCATCCAAATGTAAGCCGCCGAGTATCCAGTGCATGCACTAATTAAAAATTTAGCCCCATCAATGTTAATTGTATAGTAAAAATTATCATTATTCCAATTTTCTTTAAGATTTTCGTACAATCGAAAATAAAACTCTGATTCTAAAAATTTGTCAACAATATTCTCCACTGACCACTTGTTATGAAATTGTTTAAGTTTAAATTTCATACCACATATCATGGTATAAAAATGTGAGAGTATGGTCATGGCAACAAAATCATCAGAAGAAAAACTCACACAACTTTTGGAAAAATTTCCTCTATAGAATTTTTGATCTTTACTCAAATCACCGCCCATGTATCGCCTACTTTGGCTATAAACAAATTTAAATCTTTCTTGATACTTGGGATCGTTTGCAGCAGGACTGGCCGGCAATATTTCATTAAGAAATGTCATCAACACTGTCTGATGTTTTGCGACTAAACCCAGACTGGTTCTCCAAGTCTGTACCGTTTGACCCGGAAGACCTTGAATTAGTTGAACCTGACAGGGTATATTAGGATGGCAAGTAGTTAACTCATCTATCATCTTGGCATGTTCCTCCCAAGAAATATCAGGCCGATCAATATTATCTAAAATTTCTTTATGTGTATCCTGGCAAGATATAGTAAATCCTTGATTTAATAATTTTCCTTTTGCCATTATATGAAAAATTTTAAGATTGTTTTCCTTTCGTAATTTGCTAAAATTTCCCATTAATTTAAAATTTGTGCCTTCCTCGAGATTTTTTTTAGCAAAATATTCTATCATTAATATGTCTTCTTCATACTGCCCAACATTAGCGTCTGACAAATAAACGATATCTATTCCCAACTCTTGAAAAAGATCTATCTCGTCTTCGAATGTGTTTTTTCGTCGACTGACCTTGTTGCTTAATCCACTATTCCAATCGCAGAATGTGCATGAATAAGGACATCCTCGGACAAGATCATAGGGAAGTATTACTGCCTTTCCTGCTCTCCTCTCGCGTAATATCATTTGTTTAAAGAGGTCTCGGTTATGCAAAAATGGACTGACAGGCAACATTTTTACATATTGGTATGGGGCAACATGAACTTTTCCGTCATCTTCCCACGAAAGATTAGAAGTGAATGCCGACACTATCTTCTTTCCTTCTACTAGCGATTCCATCAAGTCACTAAACGCACGTTCCCCGGGACCATAAACTGCATAGTCAAAAAATGGGTATTTTACAAAAAAATCTTTATCCACATTTGAAGAGATACTGGGACCGCCTGCAATTATTTTTATATTTGGACGAAGTTGCGACCTAATACGCGCCAACTGTTCCAATAATTCTGAATGATTCCAGATATAATGAGAAGTACACAAATAATCTATATCGTAGCTGTGACATAGATCAATCAATTTTTGGTCCGACAAAGCAGTCTGCTGCGGTATTAACCATTCAAGTTTCTTACCCGATTCTGGTTTATTGATATCTAAATATGTTTTTAGATACAGGTGCGCAGTCCCTATATATATGGTGCTGTGCCCTTCAGCCACACTATAATAAAATAACAGTTTTTTCATTGACTTTTGGTATTTTGACTTGCAAAAATACGGTCTAGAACTTTTTGCCGTTCTTCATCAGTGAACTCATCCCACAGCCCAATTTCTCTATAGGTGCGCTGGCACCCAATGCATGTGCGCTGAGCATTGTATTGGCAGATACCAATGCATGGGCTCTCAACCATGATGTTTCTTTCTGTAATCGTCTATAGCAGCCTGGATGGCATCTTCAGCAAGAATCGAGCAGTGTATTTTAACTGGGGGGAGTGCCAGATGTTCGGCAATTTCAGTATTTTTGATGGTTGCTGCTTGATCCAGTGTCTTGCCCTTGAGCCATTCTGTAACGAGTGATGAACTTGCGATGGCCGAGCCGCAACCGTAGGTTTTAAATTTCGCATCTTCAATAATGCCCCCATCATTGACTTTTATCTGTAGTTTCATAACATCGCCACAAGCCGGGGCGCCAACCATGCCGGTACCCACAGTGTCGTCGTCTTTGTCAAAACTTCCCACGTTTCTGGGATTCTCGTAATGATCAATTACCTTGTCAGAATAAGCCATCTTAATAATCTCCAGTTGTCTTTGTATTATTTATTGTTACTTACTGGAACTAGATTTGTATGTATTAACTTTCACTACTGACGGTGCAGAGTAATCGGGTGCTGGTAAATTTTCAACTAGCGGACCCAGTGCAGTGCGCCAGTTATGACTCTGAGGACAAAACTCGCACTGTGGTATATAGTGGTCTCGACTACCAATAAACGCATCTAACTCTTCATCGCCGCAGTCGTGTCCAAGTCCTGTGTATGAGTCAAGTAACTGCTCTTGTGCAGCATCTAATGCCAGGGGCTTTTGTTTATTAAATTCCGGAAGAATTGCCACAGTGGGACACTTATAGAGTTTTCCATTGTACATGGTATGATCATATTTCATATCACAAAACTCAAATGCTTTATTTGGAAGACTACGATGCACGGTTAGCTCATCGCCTTTTTCGATAACTGCTGCTTCGTGAAAAACAAATGCATCGAACCCAGACCCGTGCCATTTCCGTTTAATTTCTTTAGCAATAGATTGGTCATGCAATGCAATGCCCCACCCAATCTGATATTTCTCCCAAAAAGTATCAAAAATCTTTTTATGTTGTGTCCCGTTGCTTTGAATGTTAATTTCACTTTTGGGCCACAATCTTCGTAAATTAATACACCATTTTTCCAAATCAGGATTCAGCGTGGGTTCGCCCCCAAGGATCCAGATTGATGAGATTTCTAATCTTTTACTCCATGCTTCGTAGGCCAATGCATGATCATCCCAGTACTGGTGCCCTTTGAAATTATAATTATTGAATCTATTGCATCCTCGGCAGGTCAAATTACACACGTTAGTGATGTAAAACTCAGCCATTGGTAAAATTTTAACCATTATAAATCTTTCTAGATGCTTAATACAATTTATTTATAATGTTAAAGTAACTGATCGGATTATGTGGCTGTGCCGCGTTGTTTGGCAGCACGATGCGCCATGTCCGAAACTGTGTCTGGCGATCCAGTTTTTTGACCAGCTGCAACGTTTGTGGTAGGGATATCTGACTCAGAGTCGGAAGTTAGTTCAACATACTGACGATTAAAACTTTTGATGAGATTTTTTACTGCAGGATTTTTCTCGTTGGCTATGACCAAAGCATCATAATTGAAATTTTGATCAGTGTTCAATACTATGTTTATCAAACTCTGTGTGCTGATTTTTGGTAACTTGCCTGCATGTTCGTAGCGATTTTTAATCAGTGCCAACGCCGTTAACAGATTAGCATCTGTAGAATCATCTGCAGAGTTATCAAATTCAAACAGGCGCATATTAACGGCGTTCTCTGCCCAACTCTTCAGTGCCACCCGCTGCAGCATCAGTGGCAGCGAAACTGTCGGTTTCGTCGGTATCTAAGTCGCTGGCAGGAACTGGCGCCGGCTGCTCTGCACCCAATTCGTTTGCAGCATTTGGCATGGCCATGGGTTGATCCACTGCCTCGCCTGACAAAATTCTAACACCATTGTCCACGCCTTCTCGAGCAGCTTGAAGCTGGCCCATTAAGGTTTCCAATGTCAAACCTACAGCATTCTTGAATCCTTCGGCCTGCTCTGAACCTATCTGATCACGAATACTGTCCAGCAACTGTGGCAGTTGCTCATTCTGCATCTTGCCAACTTTTTCAATGGCATCCTGAATCGAATCCACCATGTCTTTGGCGGCCAACAATACTTCTGCGTTGCCAACTTCGCCTTCGTTAAGTTGTGTTCGTTGCTCGTTTAACCAAGCAGCCAAACTCTCTTGCACGGTCAACAATTCCATATAACGTGGGTTACGCTCTGCAGTGTGAATGCTGACACTGTGACGAATTTTATTCAAATTGTCAGCAATGGTCTCGCTGAGTTTTTCAGCACGTGCAACTGTGAGCTTGTTAAAGTCGATGGCAAAACCAAATCGGCTTTCCATTAGCTTGTTCATTCTTTTACTTGTGGTTTTGGCAACTTCTGTTAGTCTCATGGTGTTGTTTCCGGTTACAATTTAGTATATTTAGTCAAATCAAAGTTTTTTTTCAGTTCTTTTTTGGTGTAGTTTATTCGGAGAGTTACTTCATTATATTTATTACTGTAATACTCTCTGGCCCAGGTATCCGAAATTTCAGCAGCACGTCGATATCTGTTTCGATACAATGCAGCTTCAAATTCCAGAGTCAATAAGGTCTGATCATTTTTTATTATTTCTTTGGCTATTTCATGTTGTTTTTTATGCACAGCAATGCAATAAAAGATAGCATCTTTGCGATTAAAAAAATCAAAAATCTGTTGCTGTTTCTCAAAAACTCGCCAACAGGTTTCGTCAACTTTAACGACTCGACTTTTGCCCACCAACACATCAGTTCCAATCTGATAGCAAAATGGTAATTCACTGTGACCAAGATTTTCTAACTCGGCTTCAGTGAATCTGCGAATTTTTTCCAGATTAAATTCTTCAACTGCGTTTTCTGTAGTAGATTTTGCCGTTTTCATTGGTGCGTAATAGAACATCTTTAACAGTCAACTGGTTAGCCAGTAACTGTTCTCTTTCATTGAGTTGATTTTTTGCTACGGCATTGTCATCACTAAAACGATTTAATAAATCGCTCTCTTCATTGGTGATGGGCAATAGAATTTTTGTGGTTAGTTCTACAATTTTCATATTGTAACAGTTTTAATATTGTAACTTTTAGTTTTTATTGCTATTTATTTAAGATACTGTTACAGACGAATCCAAGGAATGCCGCTAGAATAGCAGCACCGAGTGTGGCAAAAATACTTATGGTCTGTTTGTTGTGGTCGTGGAGTTTACCGGTGACCGCATCTTTAATGTCAACAATATGCTCCTCGAGTTTGTCCATGCGTGACTCAAGATTTTCTAGTTTGGTTTCCAAGTTCTTGTACCTTTCAGCACAAAGTTCAACGTGGGCTTCTAGATTTTGTTTTTCAATCTCAGTAGTGGTTGACATAATA